GCAATAATGTTGGCAACATTTGAGCCTATAGTGTTTACAAAATAACCATTAACATTAAAAGGCTTGAATCTAGTAGTTGATGTGTAATTGTAAAAATTTATTGCCCAAACATTGTTCGCATCTGTTCTAGTTGTAGCCGCAAAATTGGTTAAATTTATTTTATCATTTGTACTACTTGTCGGAGTAGTGTTTGACCTACCAATCCAATAATTACATAAAGCCGCTTGATTATTTGGAGCAATAGTTACATCTGAATCGGCTGTATTCCCCGTCACTCCCGTTACTAATACATACAGATTTATGTAACTTTGGTCAATGCTTGAAATGGTTGTGCTTGCGCCTGAAAGGGTTGTGGTTGATAGCAAAGTCATGCCGCCCGAGCTAGGTGTAGCCCATTTTAATCCGGTTGCCGTAGAGCTGTCAGCTGTGAGCACGGTGTCGTTCGCTCCCACCGCGAGGCGGCTAAAAGTATCTGCACCTGTTCCCGGTACAAGATCTCCCTTAGCATCGATAGCTGTAGCCATTGAGTTAGTTACCGTTACTGTGCCGGATGTACCGCCACCGCTAATACCTACACCGGCTGTTACACCCTCAATATCACCGGTAGCACCTGAGGCTACCCACGCTGCACCGTCGTAATACCACAGGGAGTTATTATCTTTTGTAAAAGCAAACTGTCCCTCAGCCGGAGCCGTAATAGCTGCATCTCTAGCCGTCGCGTTAGTAAACACGTTAATACCCTGCATGAGATAGCCGTTTACATCACCGGCCGTTAATACCTCACCCGTTACAAAGGTCTTAAAACCTTGTCCAGCTGCCATAGTCTTACTCCCTAGTACGATAACACGGAGGTATCGAGCACTCCGTATAGTGATGAGTCTAATATAAAACCGTCGATAATCGGCTCTAGTGTTGTAAAAGTCGTTTTCCAAGAGCTCGGCGTTACTTGGTGTTGTACGCCGAATACCTGCAAGGTTTGTATAAGGGTCGATCCACCAGGTTGATTAGTTGTAATCCTTACCGGGTCAAAAAAATCTAGCTCTAGGGCCGCTAATATGCCATCGTTATAGTCCACGCTGTAAAGGTTAAGCTCTAAGAAATCGCATCGGGTTTGAGTATCTTTACGGGATGCGACATATGCCCGGGCATAATCTAAAGCTGCCTGATCGGTCTCCATTACTAAATCCTGTTGATTATATGAGTGAGTGAAATACTCCTCTATGGATGCCTCGTCTAAAGCTACTTGAGGCGAGCCGCCTATTTTGCTTATGCTCGCTTGGTTATATACCTGAGTATCGTCTAGGCGCCATATAGCATTGTTATAGTTAATATCGGTGCCGTCATCGTTAAACACTCGAGGCGGTAAGGCTTGAGAGGCTACGCTAAAATTACGATCTTTGAGTGTTATGTTGCCCCGAGCATCCATATATAGAGCTCCGTACTCGGATATAGTGGCGGTCTGCATCGCTGCTAGCGCCGTCCTAAAGGTACCCGGATCAGCTTGAAAAGGTATATCTCCGAACTGTATCTCGCGCTGTGATGGTGGAAATAGGATCTCGTCCAAAATAGCGTTTATGCGCTCGCCGGGTAAGTCACCGGGCTCAGCTAAAGTTACTGTAGAGATCTGACTATTTTCAAAGAGTCTAAAAGCATCGACAGCTGTAATAGTCGTATATACCACGTCGGTAGCCATAAGAGGCGTAGTAGTTACATAGCTTGTAATAAAGCCGCTAAACATAAAATAGGTATTACCCGCATATGTCGCGCTGATCTGCACCTTACGTAATGGTGTCAAAAGGCCAAAATATGGTCCCGCCGGATTTTGAGGGTTAAAGTCCCCCGATTGGTCTACAATTCTCAAAGTTAGAGTACCGGTTTGGAAAACATCGGCTTGAGCGTTACGGCCTCGTATAGTGGTAACACCGTCTACTTGGTTAGACACATCGACGATAAGAGTATTTTCATCGGCTAAAACGTTAGTACCTAATAAACCCTCGCCTAACACCATAGCCGGGCCGAACGATGGACCGCTAGAAAAGTTAATAACCGCGTTTATCGTAGGTACCGTCACTTTAATCTACCTGCCGTAGCTAAAGGGTTGCCGTCTCTTTCGATATTTTGGATAGTCCGTTGGATAAGATTACTAAACTCGTCCGGCTGAGCTATGACCCCTGCATTAATTGTAAGGTTATATTGAGCGGCGGCTTGAGCTGCATAGCGAGCACCGGATAGGGCAGCACTTAAACCTACCCCGGCGCTTAATCCTTGGTTTAATGACTCTCTTGCTACCTTGTTACTAAGGTCTATTTTAGTTAGGTCGATCATGTTTTTAGCAGCTGTAGAGCTACTACCTGTAACTTTACTACTACCTGCGCTGCCAGCTGTGCCGCCGGTTATGCCGGTGCCTACGCTGTTAAGTAACTTTATGTAATCTTGTAAGGCTTTAGCTCGAGCATCGTCGGCTCGTTTTTGAGCGGCCGAAACTCGATCGATGACCTCCATCTCGGCAGACTCACGTAACATATTGCTAGTTAGCATCGCATTAGTTGTATTGCTGAGAGCTGCAAGGCGAGCTATTTCTGTAAGTTGGATCTGTACTCTTTCGCTGTAGCTCTCTTTAGCGGCTAGCTCTCCGGAGGCCATAATTGCGGCGTTATATTTCTTAAACGCCTCCTCACGTAGTAGCTCTTTATCGCCCTCGGCTATCTTGGTAGCGTTGATATTACGTAGCTCTGTGAGGAGCTGAGTGTTAAGAGCTTGTAGAGCTGCATCATTAATAGTAGTAATGCCTGCTAGCTTGGCTAGATCGGCGTTTCGTTGTAGAGCTGCTAGCTCGCTAATCTTTCGTAGAGCTAAAGCGCCGTTATCCTCCTCGATAGCTTGTAGAGCTTCAAGGCGTAGGCGTGTCTCTTTGTCGTACGTAGCTTGTAGGGCCGCAGCTAGTGAGATCCGCGTAGAGTCAAAAACGGCAGCGGCTTTAGATAATGAAAGTTTATTCTTTTCGGCTAGTGCCGATTTCTTTTGTAGGGCTATTAATTCCTTTTGGCGCTTTACCGCATCGGCCTCAGCTTTAGCCGCCGCTCTATCGTTAGCTGTAGGTCCAGTACTCCCACCGGTAAAAAATCTACGAGCGCTAGCTCTTGGCTTTTTCATAAACCCGGACGGATCACCCTGCACTATGAGATCTACGAGAGGCTGCGTTTTGCGTATAAACTCGGTTACGAGATTAGCCGGTAAGTCAAAAGATGTTTTAATCTCGCGGCCTAGCTTGGCGATCTCTACAATTAATTTAGCCGTGCTTGTAGCTGCCCGATCTATATCATCGGTTAATTCTTTAATATCGTTATTACCGCCTAAAATTTTAAGAGCATCGACTAGGCCTTTACCGATAATCTCGCTAGCTTCATCGGCTTTAATACCGAGCTTGGCCATTTGAGACGTATAGCTTTGAGCCTCGAGAGCGGCTTGACCCTTAAAGCGAGCTTGTAAAATAGACATAGCTTTCTCAAAGCTAACGGTCTGTAGCTCAGTTTTACTTAGGCCTAAATTAAGAGTACGTAGTCCCCGGGTATTACCTAGATAGGCTTGCGTAAGTTTTTCCGATACTGTCGATACGCTTTCGCCTAAGCCGGCTGCGGCGTTAAGGCTAACGTTTAGTATCTCTTGAGATTTAGATAGGGACCCGGTAGCTTGTAAAAGAGCTATAAAAGACGGCTGCAAAAGGTCACGGTTTACACCGGTAGCAGCCTCTACGCTGTCTATATATTTATTAATGTCATCGCTAGCAAAAGCTAGGCCAAGGTTATTAACCGCTGCATTAAGGCGCTTTACCTCTTGGATCTGCTCGCCATAAGCAAGGATAGATTTTTTAGAATAAGCAACGAGAGCAGCTCCACCGAAAGCAACGCCGAAAGTACCGGCTAAAGATTTTAGCTGCCGCTGAAATTTAGATATCTGAGTTTGGCCTTTACTTAAAGCCTTGCCGTCAAAGGTAGTTACAGCATTAATTAATAGACTTGGTAGATTGGCCATTATGCACCGAGTCCGTATCGGCCTTGGTTAAAGGCGTTAATAGTGTTTGTAATAGCTGTTACTACAGCTAGCTCGGCTTTACCCTCGTCCTCTTTCCAAGCTCTAAAAATCATACGACCGCGCTCGGATTGTTTATCTCCGTAGAGTGGTCCCATCCGATTAACAAAAAACTCACCGGCATCCGGGTTATTAGATCGGTATCCTTTATTAGACGGCTCATTAGCTCGACCGGCTGTCTCATAGATAGAGCCGGCAGCTGATCTATTGCCTACAAAGTAAAGAGCTCGCCATCCGTTTTTATTACGCTTGCTTGGAGCTTGAGAGTAATAAATACCTTTTACTACCGTAGCGTGATCGTAAAGCGGAAAGAGGCGTAAGCGGCCCTCGGTGTTAAAAGTTCTAAAGGCTGAGTTACGAGCTGTAATTTTCTTGCCTACGGTGTTCTCGTTCCACCCGTAGAGATTACCCGGGACCGGAGACGGCGCATAGCCTCGAGCTTTATCTCGTAGCGGCACCATCACGGCCCGGATCTCTTTATTCATTTCTTTAAGTAGCTCGGGATCGATTTTACGTAATGAGCGGATAGTCTCTTTAACGCCGTCTAGACTTACGGGCATTTTCCGCCTCCTTAGCTTCATCGTTAAGCACTTGTATTAACATCCTAAACATCTCGGTATCAAGATCGAGTATCGCTTGAGGCGAGATCCCTAACCTAATTGAAAGCTGAGCCGTCAAATAAGTTAGCGAATCTCGCCCTAGCTTAAAGGTTCATCGTCTAAGACCTCGACCTTAGATAATGTATCGAGAAAATCGGCTCCGAAAGGTTTAACACTTTCGCCGGATGTGCGTAAGCATTCCCAGCTAAGGTAAAAGAGATCGGTCTGTTTCTCATCGTCCCTAAAGGCTTTGTGAAAACCTTTTTTAGCGTAGAGCTCAAAGGCGTACTCGATCCGTGGTGTTATCTGATGTTCAGTAACCTCACCGGTAGCCCTTGTTATTTTGAGTCGTGCCATTTGATTGCCCCTTTGTTAGTTTGTTATGGTGTTGTGTCTACTACAATAGCTGAATTACAGGTAAACGTAATTGATTGAGTCGAGATATCTCCGACAGCGCCGTTAATATCTGTTGTGTTATTTACCAAGATAGTGGTCTGATACTCCGGGTTAGTAGCTGAGACAGCCGCACTTGTTTGCTTTAGAGTGATAGGCACAGTAGTACCCCACGCAGCTTGGAGAGTCTGTAGTACCTCGCCGGTAGCTGTGTCGTTTAGAAAATCTAGCGTAATAGTTGAGGTTTCTAGGCCCTTGGTATAACGTCGAGCTGTGTCGCCCATCGCAGAAATTTCGAGCTCCTCAAATACGCGGTTAATCGTGGCGCTCGTTACGTGATCTGAGAGATCGACCGAGTTAAGGGTTACGACCACTCCATTACTTAAGAATATGGCCATGGCCTATTCCTCGCTTTCGGTTGTTGTTGGTGTTGGTGTTGGTTTTTCTTTTGCTACTTTAACCGGTGCAGGTTCGTCTACGATCTGCCCGATCTTTCGCAAAAACTTTAGATCATCCTCTGTATATGCCATTAGTTACTCCCAGCTCGTTAGTATTGATATGTCGATAGATGCCGTTAATAAATCGCCGCTCTGTACACTTAATACCGACGGCGCGCTAACGCTGCCAATATTCATTACAATAGTAGAGGCTGCTAGTTTCTTAAACACAGCGCACACTAAAGTTTCGATGCCCTGTAAATTGCCTTGGTTATCGTACATAGGCACATTACAAATTACGCGCAGGTTAGCCATAGGTGATATAGCTATATAGTCATTATTGCTTGGCGTAATGTATGGATCCGCCGGGACCACAATAACCGAGTTAGCGGTAATAGTTGGAGGCGGAAAACTATAAGTGTTGTAATCGTTTGGACTATTTAAGGCCGCAGCTACGCTAGCTCTAAGA